CGCGCCCACCATAAACAGGAATCTCCCCGATAAAAATATCATTTTTGGGGAAAACTCTATTTTTGTGGAAATTTGGGGTGAAATACTGTGAAACGCGGTTATTCGTATGAATATCAACAAGCGCGAAAGGTACTCCTAGAAGGTGGCCCTATGTGCGTTTATTGCCGTGTAAAGGTAGCTGATACGGCTGATCATGTACCACCGCTTAGTTCAGCGCCCTGTCCAGAGCTATGGCACGGTGAACTTGTACCGGCGTGTAAATCTTGTAATAGTCATTTAGGAGCGAAAATTGTGAATGATCGACGTAGAAAGATTAAGAGCACCCGACAATGGTAGAACAAGGCAGACACACTGAAGCCGCGAAGGTTGTTTTAGCTACGTTACCAAACGCTAACGCCGTTTTAGCTACCGCCCTGCTTGGTATTGCTGAAGCGTTAGACAAATGCGAAATAGGCGTTTATGACGCGCGCCTGTTCGCCGGCCTGATTGTTCAACTATTCCAGTGTTTAGACCGGTTAGGGGTGGAGGCTGATTCTGATGTTTGGGAACAATTAAGCAAAGAACTATCAAATGGCGGCTAAATGCATTGAATGCGACAACTTGGCGGATCAGCACGGTTTATGTCACAAGTGCCGTAGATGGTATAAGAAACGTTTAGAAAATATAAGGTTAGATACCTTTTGGAAAGTGGCAGAAATGGCAGAAAATGAAGAAGAAGAATTTTATGTTCATTGTCGTAAGTGCGGTGATGTGTTTGTTACTGGCACTGGCGATGAAGGTAAAAAGAAAAAAGACGATTTAGAAAAACGTGATGAAGAACCGTTAAAAGGTCAAAGCTTGTTTACTTGCCGCGCTTGTATTTATAGTTGGTTGTGATGAGCGAACAAGCTGACAAACTAGAAAACGAACGGTATGACCCGATTATGGAAAGTTGGCTTAAGCTTCAACTCCATATTCATGATTTTATTTTAGAAGCGTTTACGAACGAATTAAAAAAAGGTAGTGATGAAACCACCGAGATGGGCGACACCCCGCAACCCTGACCGTGACAGTCACGGCCCTGCTTTAGAACAGGTAGCTAACCTTTTAGGGTTTGAACTGTTTGAGTGGCAGAAACAGGTTGCTGATACGGCTTTAGAGTTAGACGAAAACGGTAACTATAGTTATCGAACGGTTGGCGCTACTGTTGGCCGGCAGAACGGTAAAACCACGTTGTTAGTGTTTCGTATCGCGCTTGAATTGTTGAAACCGAACACGCTGACAATTTTTACTTCACAGGACAGAAACGCGGCACGCTTAAAATTTGACGAGCATGTAGAAGCGCTTATGAGCACGCCGTTTAGTAAACGCATTAAACGCTACGTTAGGGCCAACGGCCAAGAAGCCCTTTACATGAACAACGGCAGTAGCTACCGCGTAATAACTCCGTCAAACACTGGCGCAAGGGGTTTAACCGTAGATTTAGCCGTTATAGACGAAGCTTTAGCGCATGATTTACGGTTAGTGTCTGCGGTACAGCCAACAATGGCAACAAAAGAATCAGCGCAACTATGGATTACTAGCAACGCAGGCGGGCCGTATAGCACGCTTCTACAGCATTACCGAAAGTTAGGACATGAAGATTCACCTTCATTGTCTTGGCATGAATGGACACCCTACCAAGACAATTTTGATATTTATGATGAGAACGTTTGGCATGAAGCTATACCCACGTTAGAAGAAAAAAACGGGGTAACATTAACCGCCGTTCGGGAAGCGGTACAAACAACCGACCCTATGATTTTTAGCCAAGAGTGGCTAAACGTCTGGCCAAGTCTTGTTAGCCAAATCGTTATCGATCCTGACAAGTGGCAACAACTTATTAAACATGATGTTCAAATCGGTAGCTATATGGTGTTTGGTATAGATGTCAGCCCTGACCGCGATAGGGCCAGTATCGGGGCGGCAGGCATTAACGGCGCGTTTACTTGCCTAGAAGTAATCGAAAACGAAAACCGCATAGGGTGGCTGAAGGACCGCATTTTACAATTGCACGAAAAGTGGAAGATGCCGTTTGTTATAGATTCAGGCGCGGCGGCATCATCACTGATAGGCGAACTAGAAGCAGAAGGCGTGCATATTATCCCTGTCAATATGCGACAGTATGGCCAAGCCTGCGGCAGTTTCTTTGACGCGGTAGAAGAGGGTACTATTGCCCATTTGGGTGATATCCGTTTACAAACAGCTATTGAAGGAGCTACGAAACGTAAGCTTGGTGAACAGTGGGCGTGGAGTCGTAAAAGCAACGTAGATATCACGCCGTTAGTGGCTTGCACTATTGCGAGGTTTGCGTTGATCGCAGGATTAACTTCACCAGATAAAAAAGTTGCTATACACTAAAGGTGAGACAAAACAGACTATGATAAAACGTAAATACGTCGCATTAGCGGCAGAACTAACAGGAGCCGGCGCAGTAGTGACGGCTTTACATATTCTATTAAACCCTGCTGTAGGTTTACTTGCGGCGGGCGTAACTTTAATAGTTATTGGGGTAGCGATAGAACAACATGATATTCAATAGCCTTTTTAACAGACAAACAAGGGCAACTAATATAACGTTGCCTGACCGGTATATACCGCCACAATCCCTAACCGGTGGTTTGAACGTTACTGAAGGCACGGTGATGTCAATTCCTGCCGCGTACCGTTGTGTACAGCTAATAAGCGATTCGATAGGTTCCCTACCCTTTGGTGCTTATCGCGATGATACGCGTTTAGACCCCACGCCCGCCATACTTCGCCAACCAGACCCTAATCAAACAAGGATAGACACTCTTTCAAGTGCGGTGTCTAGTTTGGTTATTCGTGGTAATGCGTACTTTCTTTTAGGCAATAATGACAGGTTCGGGTTCCCACAAACCGCGATCCTGTTATCGCCTGACGCTGTAACAGTGCAGTTGGACTCTACCGGTGCTATATCGTATAAAATAAACGGGAAACAGTACGATAGTTCTCAAATCTTGCACGTGCGGGGTGGAGTGATTAGCGCCGGTTCCTTAATGGGCGCAGGTCCGTTGCAGTTACAGCGTCGAACTCTTGCGTTATCCCTAGCCGGTGACGAATCAGCTAGCGAAATGCACGTTAATGGCAGTATCCCTAGCGGCGTTATTAACAGCCCTAGCGAATTAAGCCAAGAAGAAGCCACCGAATTAAAGAACGCGTTTATGAAAGCGCACGCCGGCCGGCAAAAATCACCAGCCGTGTTATCAGGCGGTTTAAGTTATCAGCCGTTAAGTTTCAGCCCTGACGACCTACAACTATTAGAAAGTAGACGTTTCAGCGCAGAGCAGATATGTACGATATTTGGGGTACCTGCTCACATGGTGGGTGTCCCGATCAGTTCTAGTAAGACGTATTCGAATGTTCAGCAAGACGCTAGAAACTTTATTTTATTCACGCTACGCGGTTACATGTCCCGAATTGAACAAGCGTTTAGCGGTTTACTGCCACGCGGGCAGGTCGCATTATTTGATACTGACGACTTCCAACGCGCAGACCGCCGAGAACGCTACGAGGCGCACAAGATAGCACTAGAGGCAGGGTGGCTTACCGTAGACGAAATCAGGCGCTTAGAAGACCTGCCAGACACCACACAAGGAACCCTAGAAGTGACGCTATGAACATAGAAACCAGAACTATTGAATTTGCTGAAATAGAAACCCGCGACGAAACCGACGGCCACTATTTAACCGGTTTAGTAGCTCCTATACATGGCCAATATGACAACAATAGTTACATCGAAACGTTTACCAGCAACACGTTTGATAAAAGCATAAAAGAACGCGGAAACCGCATACCGCTCTTGGAGCAACACGACACCGCCGCGTTTCCTGTTGGTATGTCGGTACGGTGGGAAAAATCAAGTGAAGGCCTAATTGGTGAATTTAAGTTAGCTAACACTCCACGTGGGGAAGAAGCCCGCACGCTAGCCGCCGACGGTATGGTTACCGGCCTGTCAGTAGGATTTATACCAGTACGGAACAAAACCACGACAGTGAATGGCCGGCAAAACATACAACGCTTAGAAGCAAAACTAGATCATGTCGGTTTAATCACAACGGGGCAACAAGCCTACACTGACGCGAAAGTATTAGCGGTAAGAGCCTATGATCCCGATGATGAAGAAATCGCCCCGCGTTTGGCTCATTGGCGGCATTTACTTGTCAAGCCTTAACGCAGGCTGTATTATTCTTTTTAACGCTTAGCGCCGCTATTCGCGCCGGCCCGATCAAGCCACCCGACAGCACCCGAAGCAGGAAAACATTAAACCTATTTGGAGAAAAAATAATGAAACTCTTAGACCAGTTGGTTGAAGAGCGGGCAGAGATCAGCGAAACACAGACTTCCCTAGTCACGCGTGCCGCTGACGAAGAACGCGACTTAACCGAAACAGAAGATCAAAGCCTTAAAGATTTAAGCGTTCGAGCTGATGAGCTTGACACTAGAATCGCAGAGCTTCGCGCCGTACAGGTAGCTAACCTTGAAGCCGCTAAATTGCGCGCAGAGGTAAACGCAACTGACGACACCGAAACCCGCGCAGTAGGCAACGTGGTAGTTACTAACGAACCACTCACCTACGCTGAAGAAAACCGCAGTAATTCTTTCTTTCAGGATATGTATAACAGCCAATTCAATGGCGACATAGACGCAAGTGATCGTATTCGCCGCCACCGTGAAGAAATGGCTGTTGAATACCGCGACGGAACAACCGCCAACTATGCCGGTTTGGTCGTGCCACAATATTTGACACAACTAGCCGCTGAATTAAGCAGAGCAGGCCGGCCATTCTCGGACCAATGCACCAGCCTTCCACTTCCTGATTCAGGAATGACAATTAACATCAGCCGCGTAACTACAGGCGCAAGCGCCACCGCGCAAGCATCAGAAAACGCCGCAGTATCTGAAACAGATATTGACGACACTTTGCTAACCGCTGACGTTAGAACTATTGCTTCAGGGCAACAAATTTCACGCCAAGCAGTTGAGCGCGGTACCGGCATAGATGCCCTTATTGCCGCTGACATGATGGGCGCTGTAGCTACTTCAGTAGAAGATCAAGTTATACACGGCTCAGGTTCATCAGGTAATTTGCTTGGACTGTCAAACATTAGCGGAACTAACGCTATTACTTATACTGACGGTTCACCTACCGCCGCTGAAACTTACAGCAAAATTGTTGATGGTATCCAACAGATCAACAGCAACCGTTTCGCAGGCGCTGATCTGATTCTGATGCACCCGCGCCGTTTAGCGGCAATGCAAGCGGGGCAAGATTCCAGCGGGCGGCCTTTGGTAGTGCCAACTAACCAAGTACCACAAAACGCGCTTGGTGTTGGACCTATTGCGGGTTATGGCAATACCGGCGCTTCAATAGCCGGCCTTCCTGTAGTGACATCAGGCAAAGTAACCACAACAAGCGGTTCAGGTGGCAACGAAGATATGATCTTTATTGTTCGCCGTGCTGACATGCTTCTATTTGAAGATGCTTCACAACCAACAATGGTGAGAATGGATCAAACCGCCGGTTTGAATCTCACAGTTACACTTGTTGCTTACCAATACGCCTGTTTCGTAGGCGGGCGCTATCCAGCGTCAATCTCGAAAATTTCAGGTACCGGTTTAGTAGCACCAACCTTCTAAACTAATTGAGTCATGGCGGGTGTTACTGGTAGCCGGTAGCACCCGCCACCTCTCACGGAAAGGCAAACAATGAGTTCAGAACTATGGGAAAAACAAGCCGCTAGCAGAGTGCAAAAGCCAAAAGCAGAAAAAGCACCGGCAAAAGCACCAGCTAAAAAGGCACCCGCTAAAAAGAAATAAATAAATGGCATACGTAACGCGCGATTTAGTTAAGCAGTATCTCGGCATACCTGACGCTACAAGTTCAGAAAACACGCCGATAGATAACGCTATAGCCGCCGCTGACGCAGAAATCAACCAGATAACAGGCCGCACGTTTGTTGTTCCATCAGGAGCGACAGCTAAAACGTATGTTCCGTTTGACGACTATACGGTTTACGTTGATGATATTGCCCAAACCACCGGTTTGATAGTAAAAACTGATACTGGTTTAGATGGCACTTATGACACAACTTTGACTATCACTGAAGATTATGTTTTAACCGGCAATAGTGCGCCTTATCGAATGATTAAACGCGTAGACGGTTCAGCGTTCCCGCGTGACCGTTACGGCAGGCCCACAGTGGAAGTAACCGCTTTTTGGGGTTACGGTATGGCTGTACCTGACCAAATCGCTCAGTGTTCGCTAGTTATTGCCGCGAGGTTGTATCAGCGTAAAAGTTCACCGCTTGGGTTTCAGGCGGGGTCTGTCGATGTCGGGTTTGTTCGCATCAGTCGCACCGATCCTGAAGTTATCGCACTGTTACGGGGTTTGAAGCTACCGGCGGCGGCGTAATGGATTACGACCAGATACGCGCAGGGGTTAAAACACGGTTAGAAGCTGTGAGTAGCCCGCAGGCGTTTGTCGCAGTCCATGACAACGTACCCGATTTTGTTACCCCGCCGTGCGCTATTGTGGTACCGGCTAATAATCTCATTACCTATCATGAAGCGATGGGAACAGTAGCGGCAGGCTTAAAAACGTTACGGTTTAACATTTTGATTCTGGCGCAACGTTTCGAGTTAGCGTCTAGCCAAGAATTGTTAAACGACTATTTAGTGAGCGTTCCTACCGCGTTAGAAGCAGACAAAACGCTCGGTGGTACGGCTGAAACTTTACTAGTCACAGAAGCCACAAACTATGGACCTGTTACGTTCGCAGACACTACACTATTAGCGGTACAGCTAGATTTGGAGGTTTACGCCGCATGAAATTAAAAGTTACCAGTAGCCACGAAATTGCCGGCGTTAAAAAAGGCGGTTTCGTTGATACTGAAGATAAAGACCTAGCCCATATTGACTTTGAAGCGTTAATTGAAGGCGGGCATTTAGAAAAAGCCAAAGCTAACAACAAGGAGAATTAGAATGGCAATTTATATGAATGAAACCGTTACGGTTACGGTGAATAGTGTCGATTTGACAGACCATATTACGTCAATCGACTTCACCGAAAGCGTTAGCGAAATAGAAACCACAGCTATGGGCGACGCAAACGTTACCCGCATAGGTGGCTTAAAAGACGGTTCAGTGTCTATTTCATGGCACCAAGACTTTGCTTCAAGCGAAGTTTACGCCACGTTAAACCCACTGTTAGGCACCACAACTACTGTTGTTGTTAAGCCAACCAGCGGCGCAGTTTCAGCAACTAACCCAAGTAAAAGCGTGAGTTGTTTAGTAACAGAACTACCGTTTGTATCCGGCGCTGTCGGTGAACTTGCAACATTTGACACAAGTTGGCCATTTACAGGAGTAGTAACAACCGCTACGTCATAACAAATTTAGAAAGGCTACACAATGATTGATTTAACGATCACAGTAACAACAGAAAACGACACATGGAGTGTGAAACCTACGGTTGGCACCTATGTGAAGTTTGAACGGCATTTTAACCAGCCGGTAACACAGCTAAGCGGTTCCATATCAATGGAACATCTTTGTTGGTTAGCTTGGGAGCAGTCCCGACATGAAAACCGGCCTGTTAAACCGTTTAACGAATTTATAGACACGGTAGTTGATTTACAATTAGGAGAACCTGACGGCCCTTTAGAAAAGACAGCCTGACCTACAGAACGGCACAGTTAGCTATTGTTACAGGTCAGCCGTTAAGCGATCTTCTAAAATTCACACCGGATTTATTAAACGCGTTATTGTTGGCACATAACGAAAGAATTAAGGAACAGAACAGAAGAAGTAAGAAGAAACGGTAACGATGGCAACACAACAAAGCACCGGCCCTATAGGAGTAACGGTATTTGGTGGGCGTGAACTTAGGAAAGCGTTAAAAGACACCGCCGGCGATACTGAAGATTTGAAAGAGCTGAACAAGAAAATTGCTGAAATTGTTGTTGATGAAGCCGTTAAACATGTCCCTGTTCGATCAGGTAAGTTAAAAGCGTCTTTGAAAGCACGCGGCGCGGCTAGTAAAGCTTACGCTACGGCAGGCCGTAAATCTTTGCCTTACGCTAACGTTATTCATTGGGGTTGGGAACAACGAAATATAAAAGCGTCTTTATTTCTTACTACTGCTTTAGCGACAAAAACGCCTACAATTCTTGACACTTACGGCAAAGAATTACAAAAAATACTTGAAAAGAACGGTTTAGATTAATGGCTAGTAATAAAACAAACGTAAAAGTAGCTATCACCGGTGACGCTAAAAAATTTCGTAAAGCACTTAAACAATCTGAAAACGATTTAAGCAAGTTCGAGAAAATAGGCGGTAAAGCGTTCGGAGCGTTAAAAACCGCCGGAATAGGTATGGCGGTAGGTTTAGCCGGCGCGTTCGTTAAAGCCGGTTTAGATTTTGAAAAAATGGAAAAGGTACTTATTCAAGGTACCGGCGCATCAGGGGAAGCGTTAAAAGACCTTAAAGAACAAGCTACCGACGTTATGAAAACGGTGCCGGAAAGCGCCGAAACAGTAGCCACCACTATTGCTGATGTAAATACGCATTTAGGTTTAACCGGCGACGAATTAGAAGATACCAGCAAACTGTTTCTCGATTTCGCTAGGGTCGCTGAAGTTGATGTATCTAATGCAATAGGGGCGCTTGACGCTCAATTAACACAATTTGGTTTATCAGCCGGCGACAGTGAAGAAGTGTTAGGCGACCTGCTACGAATCAGCCAAGCAACCGGCGTACCGATGGACAAGTTGCTAAAACAAATGGAAACGTTCGGCCCTATATTTGCTAACGCTAATTTTACCGCTGAAGAAACCGCCGCGATATTAGGACAGTTAGAACAAGGCGGCGTTGATTTAACTAGAGTAGGTCCGGCGTTAAACAAGTTCTTTCGTGATGCCGCCAAGAACGGCAAAAAACCACAGAAGGCATTACAAGACACCGTAAAAGCGATAGAGAACGCTACTAGTACCACCGAAGCCCTAAACATTGCAACGGCGGCGTTTGGCGCTGAAGGCGCACAACGTATGGTCAGCGTTATTCAATCAGGCAATTTTGATTTAGAAGAATTTAACGGGCTATTAGGGGAAGGCACCGGCATAGTAGACGAACAGGCAGAAGCCACCGCCACCCTGTCAGACAAATTCAACACGTTAAAAAACAAGGTTTTAGCCGAATTAGGGCCAGTAGCTATTGCCGTAATGGACGGCATTATGAACGCTATGGACGCGTTAATGCCGGTTGTTGAAAACATTATTACAGCCGTTAAAGATTTTTTTGCTTCTGAAGGGTTCCAAAAATTTGCTGAAGGCGTAGGTGAAGTAATCGGCGTAATAGTTGGAGCGGTTGACGGTTTATGGAGTGCGATTGAAACAACTATTGGTTTGATTGTGGATTTGTTTGAAGGCGATTTTGCGGGAGCGTGGGAAACATTAAAAGGCATTGCAAGCGGAGCGTTAGAAGTAGGTAAACAATTAGGTTCTGATTTAATTAACGGCATTATGGACGGTTTAGAAGCAATAGGCGGTTTCGTTTCTGATTTAGCTACCACTTTGTCTGACGCGTTTGTTGGGGCCGTTAAATGGGCGTTAAATAACATAGTTATTGATCCGATAAATTGGGCGATAGAAAAAGCGGTTGATACTCTTGATGTTACGCTTGGGCCGTTTGTTAATTTTGATAAAGTAGACGAATTTATACCACGCCTAGCAGAAGGCGGTATTGTAACCGGCCCGACGTTAGCGCTCATAGGCGAAGCCGGACCTGAAGCCGTGGTACCCCTTGACGGAAACCACAGCGTAGGCGGTTCTACTTATATAACCGTGAACGTGACCGGCATATCAGGCGAAGAAGTAGTGAACGCTATTAAACGAGAAACAGAAATGCGGGGCGCGGCAGTATTCCCAACTGTTTCAGGGCGTAGAACATGACCATTTACACAGGGTTTGATGTCGAAATTGGCGGGTTTACTTCTTCTACCACTGTTACCGCTTACGGCACCGCTGACGATTCAATAGATTTTACTAGCCGCGTTTTGTCTATAAAAGTAGACCACGAAATTGGTTTAGGGGAAATAGGAAGATCAAACGTTGAAGTTGTATTAGAAAACAATGATGGAGCGTTAAGCCCTGACGGTTCCGGTACTTACGGTTCTTATGATTGGTTAGCACAACCGTTGTTTATTATCGCTAGAGCAGGCACCAGCAACCCGCCTGACAGGTTAGAAACCGACGCGTTAGGGTTAAAAGCGCCTTTTTTTGGTGGGCCTATCGTCAAGTTTGATTACCAAGATGACGGTTTTACTTCTACTGTGACGCTAGAAGCAACTGATTGGCTTTCTTTTTTCGCACGTTACACCGCGCAGGCCGCTTCTACCGAAACAGATAACACTTTTGATGTCATAAATAATTTGGCTGAAGATGTAAAAGTCTCCCCTTATGGCGCGGCGCAAACAGGGGTAACCGAAATTCACGCAATAGGTAACGCGCCGGAAAACATTTCTTTAGCCGTAGCGAAAGGCGATTTTCTCGGTGACAGTGTTCAAACAGTGGCCGCTACCGAAGGCGGCATAGTTTACGCCGGATTGCTTCTGCTTCGCAGGGTGCCTAGCACCACTACTTCACAAGCCTTATACGTATTTTCGTGTATTACCCGCGCACGATTAACCCCGAATAGTGGCGGTGACGCTATGGCCGGCATGAAAGGCACAGGGTCTTTATCTTCCACTGATCTACCTATCAGAAAACTGAAATTAGCGTTTAATGATAAACAAATCGTTACACAGGCACAAATAACAAGAACCGGCGGCACTTCACAATACTCATACAATGACAGTGTTTCGCAAACCTACGGCCCGCGATCAATAGGCATGTCAGATTTACCGTTTACTAGCGACGCGCAAAGTTTAAGCTACGCCGAATTTTATACTAAACGTTTTAATACAGCGTCTTTTGTGCCTTCACAATTTGAGATAACAGGGTCAATGATCGAATCGTCAGCTAATGATTCAGCGTTAAACGGTGTAAAAACTTTACTGCACCAGAACAGCCACGCTTACGGCGCGTTGTTTAAGCCAACAACTATTTCTTGGACCGGCGCGGGTAGCACTTCCAACACGGCGGTAGTTACCCCTGTTAGACTGCGTTTATCGGTTAAACCCGAAGATTGGGTTATGCAAATACTTTGTGTAGACGCGGCTAGTAATATGGGGTTCGTGTTAGATAGTACCCAATTAGGAGTTTTAGACCAGAATAGGATTACATAATGGCACAACAAACGTTTAGCGGGGTTCCGGCTGATTTCTCGGCGGGCGATGTTTTAACCGCCGCGAATATGGACAAGCTACGCGAATTTATTTTATATTTAATTAAAGACGGCGACGAAACAGACACCGGCGAAGTTAGCCCGCTTATTTTAGATTTACAAAACGACAGGGTAGGTATTAACAAGGCGGCACCAGCTACAGCGTTAGATGTTGTAGGCACAATAGATTCAACAGTAAACCCGCCGCCTATTGTCGAAACGTTCGCATCGCAGGCTATTAGCGCGTCAGGCACTACCGTTACTTTTACTTCTAGCCGGTTCGCTTCTGCTCCTAACGTGATGGTTACACAAGCCACCAGTGGCGGTGGTGGTAGTAAAGTACCAAACGTAGACAACATTACAGCTTCTTCTTGCAGAGTCTTTTTGCTCAATACATCAGGGTCTTTTGTAGCCGGTGACGCTTCACTATTAGTGACATTGGAGGTTTAATATGGATACTTACGTTGTTACTTGCAGAACTACAAATTGTAGAAATAAAGACGTCGAAATTGAAGTAATAAAACCGGCTGACGGTGATGTTGTATGTGGGCCGTGTAAACAACCAATTACTGATGTGGTGAAAAAATGAGCGATTTACCTACTACTAGCAAATGGGTGAGACTAACCGAATTACACCCTAAATTTATTGAACGTTTAGAACACCTGTTATTACATGACGACAGGGTTAAAGGCAGAGCAAAAATTGTGAGTGGCTGTCGCACCTACCAGCAACAAGTCGAGCTATACCGAAAATATAAGGCCGGAACGGGCAACCTAGCCGCCAACCCTGACAGGCGTTTTGGGCCTAACGGTAAGTTTCGCGGGTCGTGGCATTTAGAACAAGAAGATGGCTACGCCTACGCGGTTGATATTCGTTTAAGCGGTGGTTTATCTTGGGCAGAATTTCACTCTATAGCCGCCGAATACGGCATATTAAAAACGGTTCCTTCAGAAAATTGGCACATGCAACCCTACGGTTATCTAAACGGTAAATGGCAATGGTTTCCCGCACCAGCCTTAAAGGGTAAAGAAGATAAATCATTAAACAAAGTACCGCCACCAGAACCACCCGCCATTATTGCTAAAACTATGCCTACCGTGCGCCGAAACAGCAGAGGCGAACACGTTAAGGTTATGCAAAAACTTCTTACTAATCATGGTTTCAGGGTTTCTAAACACCCGAAAAAATCAGGTATTGATGGTATAGCGGGCCGTATGACTATAGCCGCGTTAAAAAGGTTTCAGAAAAGCCGCAAACTTAAAGTAGACGGGATTTGTGGTAGCAATAGTTGGAAGGCTTTAGGCGTTTAATGGCGCGCATTACGCTTATTTGGGGTCCACCGTGCGCGGGTAAAACAACAGAAGCGCGCAGAATGAAAAGCCCTACTGATATTTTGTTAGAACGCGACACAATGCATAGCGCTTTAACGGGTTTAGACACTCACACACATACTGACAATGGCATGAAGTTAGTGAACGCCGGTTACAGGGCAATGCTTGAAACGGCTAAAGACCTTAACGGCCAATTTATTTTTGTTTCAGGCGCGGCTACACAAGAACAACGACAACCATTTATAGACGCAGGCGCAGAAATGCGATTAATATATGCAGATAGGCAAACCTGTTTAACAAGAGCAAGAGCCGAACGGCCTACAGAATGGCAAGGCTACATAAACAACTGGTTTGACCGATACGAAACCGACCAAAATTTAAGCAAAGGGGTTTTAATATGATCGACTACAAAGATTTATTAGAAAGAGTGGTTAGCACTTTCATTCAGGCCACCGGCGGCATGATCGCCGTAGATCAAATAGTTGATATGGGCGCAGACCAGTGGAAACTAGTTTTAGGCGCAGGCGGGGCCGCCGTTCTATCAATGTTAAAAGGTTACGTTGCGGCACGATTCACCGGCGACAATTCCTGTAGCCTTATCACCGGTAAAAACCAAGACCACGAACTAGCAGAAATGTACGGTGAAGAAGGTTAAACGCCTGTTTCAAACCATAAGCCGGCTACTTTTAATATCTTTTATCGTCTTTACTTGGTTTGCACCAGTACCGGCGTACGCTAATACTGTTTCATGCGTGGAAGATGGCAACGTTTTAGACTGTTCTATTGACGTTACAGACAGCGACGGCGTAAATATAAGCTTCACAATTCCTGAAAATGAAACGAACGTAGCGGTTAGTTTTACCACGTTTACTAGTTTGACGTGTGACGCGCACAGTAACGAAGCGAGTGCCGCCGACCCTTACCTATATCTACTAGACGACAGTGACAATGAGATAGCTAGCGATGATGATTCAGCTAGCCACAATGACGGTACTAACTTTTGTTGGGATTCATATATTTCTACTTCTCTTGATTCAGGTACTTACACGTTGAACCTAAACGTTTACGAAAATTTTTACGGCGTTTATTCGATGGATATAGCCGGTTTAACAGAAGTAACTACCCCAACCACCACTACCACAACAACCACAACTACCAGCACGACCACGACTAGCACGACAACGACAACTACCAGCACTACTAGCACGACCACGACAACTACCACCACGACCACAGAACCGCCACCAGAAACAACAACCACAACTACAACGACAACGACAACGGAACCACCGCCACCACCAACCAGCACGACAACAACAACTACAACAACGACTACAACGGAGCCGCCACTAATTATTTTTGAGTTTGACGAATTAGAAGAACTACCAGAACAGGAATTTGATTTAGATGAATGGTTACAAGAACAGGAAAGTACCGAACAGGCCACAGAAGTGGAACCTGATAACAATGAACCAGAACCGGAGCCAGAACAAGAAGTTGAGTTTGAAACAGAAACTGAAACGGTTGATTTGGTTGATCTTTTAACTGAAGAAGAATTAGATAAACTTGAAATAGATGAAGTTGAGCTATTAGAAGAACTTTTAAATGATCCTGATATTGATGTTGAGTTAGTGCAGGAACTAGAAGAAGTTTTAGATGAAGAAATCACAATTGAAGAAATAGAGGCTTTAACCGACAATGAAGATTTCGATGAGTTACCAGTAGAGGCGCGCGCTGAAATAGTTGAAGCGGTTAATAAAGCACCAGAAGAAGTTAAAGAACAATTTGAAGAAAACGTTGATGTCTTTGAAAGCGGGTATGGCGACTATGTGCAGACCGGTTCCACTATTCCTGTTGATGAACGTAAAACCATAATCGTTGTTTCTACCGTCACGGCCATCGGCGCTACAATTAGACCAACAACCACTACCACACCTACCGCAGGACCAACTAGCGGGCCGACAAGAAGAAGGGGCCGAAATGTTTAGAAGATTCGGGCGCGAAATACTTTATTTGTCTTTTACGTTAAGTGGGGCGCTCATTGTTCTTTTAACGCTCACGGATCAAACGTTGAAATGGGCGATATGGATTTCAGCCATTAGTTTGGCAACGCACCTTATTGGGGTAGGTATCGACTACAGGGAAGATAAAAAAAATGAATCTTGAATTAGCAGTAAATACGATCATTAGAATTATTTGCGTGTTTGGCTATCAGGCAATGGCCGTTATCGGTGGCGCGAGTTTGATCGACTCAAGCATTTCACCGGCTACCGCCGCACTGTTAGCAGGCATCAGCGCCGTTGCACAGGTAATGCAGAAACTAGCCGCCGCGTTTGTTGATGACGGAAAACTAGACATAGACGAAATTAACGCCGCGTTCGCGGGAACCACTAAAAAACCGGCTGAATAAATTTTTTAAGAAATCAACACCAAATGTTTGCATAATGGTGTTGAATCCTTTATGATGGTACTTATGAAGGAAACGGCTACGAAAGGCTACAAAATGAGAACCATAAGTCAAGAAAAAACCAAACCAATGAAATTTGATCTGACTGAAGAAAATTGGCGAGAAATAGAAAAAACAAAAACAACTTTTACTTTTGATATTTCAATCACTGTTGAACTTCTTGAAAATCAACCAAATCGGGCAAGAGAAATTTTCGAAGAAGCAGTAAACAATCTTCACAAAGAATTATCAGGCCAACCAGACACACTAACAACAGGTTGGACTCTCAAAGGTGATTCGATAGACGGTTAACGGGCTGAATGGTTAAGGCGGGTTCGATTCCCGCCAGCCCACGACAACAAACAAAACGGCTACAAGAAAGGCTACAAAAATGGAAACAACAAACCAAATCAGAGAATACGTTGAAAATAACTTCAACGAAATGGAAGCACCAGTCATGCCTAAAATAACAAAAGCGGCACGACATAGTTTAGCAATGGCATTTTGGAATCGTAAAGGTGACTATGACCGTGAAATAACACAACTCAACAGTAAAGGTGAAGCGTACCCACAAGAAATTATTGAACAAGCATTTCTGGTATTCGCTTACAATGAGTATGTAGATGAAAATTCTTGCAACCGCCCTAAGATCAGTGATCTTCCATCGTTCATGCAAAGACCATTTCAGACAGAAGGAAGAATTGAAGCCCCATTTGTTTCAGTAGAAGATGAGTTTGCAAAAGAAATGTACCGCCAGAAGGTAGAAGCAGACAAAAAAAATTACCCACTTACTAATGTTGAAATTGCTTGGAAAAAGCAACTACAAAACTTTTAAGAAATTAAACGGCTACAAGAAAGGCTACAAAATGGAACACGCTAAAAAATTACTAAAAGAAGAATTAGCAGGTTTACAATTTTTACAAGAATCAAATTACGTTGTATTAAAAAAAGATTCAAATCATATTGTTTTTAATAAATTAAGTATTAAAGATTTTATAGATCAAGTTGCTAAAAAAATTGAAGATATTGAAATCGCGTTAAAGGTTCTTGAATTGTTTGAAGTGGTTGATGACGTAAAGTTGAATATTAATGAATGAGCCAACATTATGGGGCGGCGACTTTGGCAAGGTCGGTAATAATCACCCTGTCACTAGTCACAAGGCCGCCATGAATTTGAAGGCAGGCACACAGAAGCACCAGATAGTTAAACAGCTGTTTATGGCGCGGGAGGGTTTAACCGCGTTTGAGTTGTACGGCAAAATACTTAATAACGCCGGCCACCCTGTAAGCACTAACCAGATAGCTACTAGGTTGCTTGAATTACGCGAATATGGGGCGGTGGATTTTAGACGCGACCCGATAACCGGTTTACCTGAAACCCGCACCACCAGCGGCAGTAACGAAGGACAGGTACAGGAATTGACACAGTGGGGTCGTAACCATGCGAGTGGGTAGCTTATGCACCGGTTACGGCGGTTTAGAAATGGGGTTAAAAGCCGCGTTTGGTGAAATAAATTTACGGTTTGTCAGCGACATAGATAAACACGCTTCAACATTATTAGCGCACCATCACCCTGATATCCCTAATTTGGGTGATTTAACTACCGTTAATTGGGAACAACAAGACCAGATAGACGTTTTAACCGCCGGTTATCCCTGTCAGCCGTTTAGCGTTGCAGGCAAAAGAGAAGGAACAGAAGATGAAAGAGCCATATTCAGTTACATCAGCAACGCCCTTGGCGTTTTACGACCTCGATACGTGTTTTTGGAGAATGTCGCAGGGCACCTTACTCTCGGAGGGGTCGGAGTTATTGCAGAACTTACCCGATTGGGGTATAACAACGTCAAATGGGGCATTATACGCGCTTCAGAAACCGGAGCGGCTCATCAACGCAAACGCTTATTTATTTGGGGCGAGACTAAAGACACCAACAGCCACCGAAAATGTAACGCCGAGACCGGACAGAGTAGATGGCGACAGGTTCGACCTAGCAGACCAGTTGGGCAAGTTATTACCAACACCGGTAGTAAACGATATGGGGGCGGGGAAAACGCCGGAGCAATGGGAAAACTTGACGGAGAAATGGAAACAGAAACACGGCGGGAACGGACACGGCGACAGTTTGAACATAGAAGTTCAGAAGCTTTTAATTGGCGACAGTACGAAACCGCTATTAGAAGATGGGAAACCGTAATTGACCGCCCTGCACCTATACCAGTAGACGATAAAGGCGTAAACCCTGTATTTGTTGAATGGTTAATGGGCTTAACAGAAGGTTGGGTAACAGATTTAGGGTTAAGCAGATCAGCAGAATTAAAAATGTTAGGTAACGGCGTAGTTCCACAACAAGCACATTTAGCGTTAGAAATACTTACAGAAGGGGGCGTTTATGCCACGTAAATTACAACCGTGCGGCACTATCGGAGCCGCTCGACGACACCAAAGAGCTAACGAACCGTTATGTAGTAAATGCGCGACGGTTTGGGCAGGCCATCAGGCAAATATGTATCAACAAAGAAAGAAGGCTACAAAATGATTCAATTAATGGATTTAGCTAAACGATTACCTGAAAAATGGATTCAAGAAAAAGGCACAGGCTTCAGCGCTAAGTATTGCAGTCACGGCGATATTCAACAGGCGTTATTAGCGAAAGTAGGGCCATCAAGCCAAAGAATCGTTGAAAAGATTTACAACAGTGAAGGCACCGTTATAGAAGGCGTAATACTTGAAATGCAGTTTATTATTGACCTTGAACCGGTTGTGATTCAGGAGATAGGCGAAACAGAACGCGACACAGGCAACAACGCGTTAAACCTTAAAAACAGTGTCAGCGATGGGATTAAACGTTGCGCTATGCGGGTTGGTTTAGGGTTGGAACTATGGACAGAAAACTATGCACTCGATAAAGCTTTGCAGAAACGCGCTGAAGAACAAGAAGCCGAAGAATTAGAGGCAGAATAATGTTACTTATAGTTAAGTATTTAACCGCGATAGTGGCGTTCTGTCTGTTTCAAATATGGGCGTACAAACGGTACGTACCAGAACAGCAAGACGTTTATGTTGCCGCTAATTGTTGTTTAGCTTTCATAGTGTTTCTACTTACCAGATCGCAGGTTGAAGAAAATGCAAGATAGCAAACTTGAAAGCCAATTACCGCCCTTCGCGATGGTCCCAAGATGGATAATTCAACATAGGGGTTTAACCAGTGGAGCGGTCCGCGTGTACGCCTGCTTAGCTGATATGGCTAATCGTGATAAACATTCAGCGTGGCCTAGCCATAGAACGTTAGCTATTAAATGCAACATGAGCGTTTCAAGCGTGAGAAGGCATTTAAAAGAATTAGTTTACGTCGGTGCTTTATTAGTCAAACCACGATTTAAAGAAGATGGAATCTCACAAACATCGAACATATACACAGTTGTTTATAAACCTGTTAATAACATAGATAAAAGCGTCACAAAGAACAAGGGGGTATTCACCAGTGAACAGGGGCCATACTCACCAGAGGACAACAAACAAGAACCTACAGAACAAGAACCTATAGATATAAAAAAACGATTAAAAGAAGCACGACAGGTACTAGCAAAATGAAGCCAAATTTAAAGGGTGTTTTTTTTACAAAGCCTCCCTTCCAGACCCCGCCCACCAT